TTAGTTTCTTTGCGAAACGTTTAATATATACCCCATAGATACTAAATCTCCCGAGAAACTGGTGATTATCGACGCATTTTGGAGATATCTTGTGCTTCTTCGTCACTGAACACAGGCACAGCGTTGCTCTTGTGCATTGTAGCAATGCCTTTGACTTTGGTTCCGGTATAGATTGGACTAGCTTTCAACACAGCATTGCCGCCTGTATCTACACTTTTGATATGTGCAGTAGTGTTGCGACCTTCGGGAATCTTCAGCGAATATGATTTGCTCAAAGACTCTGCTGCCAAACCACGCTGACGTTTCTTATCTTCAATCTCCACAGCCCATTTCTTTTGTAGCTCTTTCCAACTTTCGTCCAATTCTCTAGCCTTTCTTGCGTGTTCAGCAGATGCAAACTTCTGCTTGCCTTTGCGTTTGCCTGTGGTACTAAGCCACGGACCTTCTAAGTGCATTGTCAAAAGAAACCTCCAAACTTGTTAAACTGTACAACTAGTATAACAGATTGTTTGGAGGTTGTCAATACCCAATTTTACAAATCTATAGTTTCGGGATCTACCAATGCCAATTCTTCAAAACCCCAACTTCTTTCTTCGCAGGAATAACAGAGATTACATTTTCCCTTAAACTGACGGGCACATGAATGTGTATAAGGTATTATGAAATCCGTTCCTAATTTGTACAGTATGTCAGTCATCTGTGGTTTAAGCAGATGCAAAAAAGGTTGTACATACAAGGGATTATATTTGTAGACAAAGTCTAAGTTGCCTTTGAATTTTTTAATAGCTGATGATGGCATGTTATTTCCGCTAAGATAAATTCGGCCGTTAAAATTCCTGCAAGTTTCAACAATAACATCAGAGTTCATTCTTCCTAGCCGAATTGCCTCTTCAGTATTAGGAATATTGTTTACGTGTGATATGTTAACTTGAAAATGATCTTCAAACTTTTTTAAAATACGAGTCGCATATACTGGCTCGCCTGTTGGTTTTTCTAGCGTAAAGGCTGTTAAGGCTACTGTTTTTAATCGATTAGTTTCGGCTAATTCTTTTAAAATTAAAGACAACATTGCAGATGAGTCTAGTCCCCCAGACATAAAAATTCCAATATTATCTACTTCTGGAATAGTAAAAATGAACTCACGTTCTAGGTGTTTTGGGCCAATTTTTATTTTCATACAACAATTATTTATTAAATACAGAATGTCCGCTGATCCTAAATTTGCTATTCCTAATAAACCAAGTGACTTCGCAGCTTTATCAAATATAACTGTATCAACTGAACATTTAATGTGCGAGATGCAATTAAGTGCAATAGGCTGCTGGGAACCCTTAGACTTTTTAATTGATCAGTCAATTTGGGAAAACGACAAGGGCAGACTTAACGGCTTATGGAGGCCATTTCAGCCAAGAGAAGACATAACTAATGATAGAGATTCAATTTTATTGTTTGGCTTAAATGGTGATACTGCAACCAGTCCAACAGGCTTATCGCACGTTCATGCAAAATTAGGTCGTTTTCCAAGAGAAGCTGAATTTATCTATCCAACTGATGCGGTTCCTCTGCTACATTCCTGCCAAGAAATTATAGAGTTCTTCTCTCCCATGTGTCGTAGTTTTATCATAAGATTAAATGCCGGCGGCTTTTATCCAAGACACCGAGATCACTTCTTAATTAATCGTGAAACATTTAGACTTATTACTTTTTTAGGCAACTCAAGTGATCAATTAGAATGGGAAGTAGAAGGTAACATTAAAACATTTTTACCAAATACTACCTACTATGTTGATACCAGAAAAATGCATAGACTATCGTCATGGAGTCATGGATCGACTATGATAGTATGGAATGTTCGAAAAACATGGCCTAACGTTCTAAAAGTTTTAACACGATTAAAACATAAATGAACAGTGTTAGCTGTTTAACACCTTAGCCACTGAATTCATTACACTGGCAATACGACCGATGTCACGCAAGTTTTCTACTGTGTAGCCTTCTTGCTTGAGTGTTTCGTAATGTGCTTTCACACAGAAGTGGCACTTGCCAACAATACTTGCGGCCAAACTGAACGCTTCAAAGTTGCTCTTGGTAGTTCCGCCGTGACTGACAATTGCATTCATACGTAGTTGGGCAGGTAAACCTTTCAATGCTGGATCATCAGCCATCTCAACATATGGATACCATACATTGTTCTGTGCCATAATACTAGCGGCAGTCATTGCTGACTCTGCGTGAACAGGAGTATCTGCTAGAATAACAGATAAGATCTTGCCATTGCCTGTTGCGGCCAAAGCAGCCACGGCACAACCTATAGCAACATCAGCATCTAATGTGCTACGTAGTAACACGGCATCCAGATTTAATTTTGTATCCTTAGCGTAGTCTGGTAACGCACCTTTTACTGATTCAATAAAATTCATTTTAATATTTTCCTGATGCTAATACGATCTGGCAAATGTGTTCCAATCGCTCTATATGTTCAAACGCCCTCCACGGACTTGTGTCAATGGCAACAACTCCGTGACCTTTGATGCCTACAATGTCGTAGGCAATATTACCTGCATTGTCTAACTGCAAGTTCTCATGACAACGATCAGCAAGTTCTTGACTGATAGGAGGCACATCTCCTACGTTAGGTGCTACCTTGGTATAACGATTGAGTTCTGGAAAAGCCGCACTTACCTTACTCAAATCAATTCCGGCATGCATAGCAGCAATACAATAGGTTGGATGTAAATGAACCACAACTCTCACTTCATTGTGATGTTGTCCCATCATTTTTTGTAAGCCAAAATGTAATGGTAGTTCTCCACTGGGCTTTAGATTAGCACTGATCTCAGTGTACTCTAACTCTTTGATTGCATGATACAGTCGAGGAGGTTGGTCATAGTAACCTTTCTCAATGCCAATCTTTTTAAACTGATCAGGTTGCATGGTCTGTTTACGGACGCCGCTGGGTGTGATATAAAAGTGATCACGGTCGTGGTGACGAATTGAAACATTGCCATCACGACTGGTGATCCAGTTGCGTCTATATGCTTCAACTAATGTATCGCAAATTGTTTCTAACATTATCCGTTCCTTAAAATATCTATCATAGTCATTCAATAAAAATGATCATTTCCATCTTCTTCACCTATTCCATTCTTGTGTATATCCCATAGTACTATTCCTACTACAGCTATCATGAGCACTACGGCAATAATTTCATTAACGGTCATGGTTATGCCCTGTAATAAGTTTCTTTATCTTTTTCAGACAGTTTTGGATCATTCCAAACATTACGACGATTCCATTCCTGGATTTTAGCAAGACGTTCTTGTTCAGTGAGTTCATCACAACGACTACTGTAATCCGGAGCTCGTAACCAGTTAACACCTGTGCGTGGCTTATAGGTATTCTCTACTGAACGAAACACAGCCCAAGTAGCAAACACCATGCTGATAATGGCAATATGGCCAATCATGTTGTAACCAATGGTCAGCAGTTCACCGACGTAAATTCCAAACGCCAGACTCCAAAAACAGCCCAACAAGATGCTAAGAAAGTATTTGACGTACACAGGTGCGTGACGCAGAGGATTTAGGTTTGGATTCATGATGTTCCACGAGGAACGAGACACCAACCAAAAGAATTTGAGTACACTAAACATACGAGTCCTATTAAAAAGAAATATTTAGCAGACACGGTGCCTGCACGAACTAGTATTATAGCATCTTTTGATTGTGTGTCAAGTGCCAAATTACAGCGTCTCACCACCAACTATGCGGTTACAGGCACATAGTTCGCCAGTCTGTAGAGCGTCCAATACACGCAGAGTTTCTTCTGGTGAGCGACCCACGTTCAAGTTGTTCACAGTCACGTGTTGGATCTCATTACTTGGATCAACAATGAATGTTGCACGAAGTGCGGCACCTGCTGGAGCATAGAATACACCCAACTGTTCGATCAAGCTCAACTCACCACGCTGTGTATCAGCAAACTGGTGGTGTGTGATTTTCTTTAGATCACTGTGTGCTGTCTGCCATGCTACTTTACAGAACTCATTGTCTGTTGATCCTGTGAGCAATACTGCATCACGGTCAGCAAAGTCTTGTGTCAGCTTGTCGTAGGCCACGATTTCTGTAGGGCAAACGAATGTAAAGTCTTTTGGATAGTATACGATTACTTTCCACTTGCCTTCAAACGATTCTTCTGTAATCGTATAGAAAGCATCTTCTGGTTGTCCTGGTTTAACACCTGTGACTGCGAATGGGGCTAATTTATTACCAACTGTTTTCATAATATCTCCTTGTGTGTGAATGAAACAATACTTATTGTACATTTATATATCCTATAGATCAATGGTTTTCCATTAGTTTTGCCTAATATTTTTTAATGGCAGCAATAGGAAAAATCAATAATAGAAAAGGCCCCGAAGAGCCTTTATTGATTCTTTAAAGAATTAAACTACTGGAGTATATTCAATACCAGTTGTTGCCAAACCCACCAAACCAATAGTAGTTTCAAACGCTGCTAACTCACTAGCGGCAACCAGTACATCAGCCTGACTCAACTTGTTGTTGGTCATCCAAGCTGTGTAGTCTGTGACCTGTGTCAATGTAGCATCTGTGCCATAAACGTTCTTGTAAACGTGCTTGATGAATGTTTCATTGCTGACACCACCGGCATCTGTTTTGTAAACATCTGTAGATAGTAATGCCTCTGCTAGTTGTTTGTTTGTCCAACCTTTGTCGGCTAGATCAATGCCAATGCCTTTGTATGCGTTAGTAACATCGGCAGTACCAAGTGCGGCTGCTAACAGGGCATAGACATCACCTGCACGACCTGTGGCATCATAGGCAATGGCCTTATCCGTGAACACCACACGCTCGTGGTTAGCAAGATTAAACTCCATGTTGCTAACTAACGTGCTGGCTAGCTTTACATTGTCAGCGGTTTTAGTTGTTGTGAACTCTGTACTAGCACCACCCATAGTGTAGGTGTCAACGCCAGTAGTACCTGTAACATCCACAGTAATATCTACTGTGCCATCACCTGCACGGCCTGTACCCACTACACCAAAGGTAGCAATCTTACCAGCAGTACCAACTGTGGCTACTGTAACGATCAAGTTGTTAGCCACTGTACCACCTAATGCTGTGCCAGCAAGAGTAATTGTATCGCCTGCAACGTATCCTGTGCCTGCACTTGCTGCCAGGCTGTCTAGCACAACAGAATATACTCCGTCTGTCTTAGTAACATCAAATGTTGCGTCAACGCCTGCGCCACCTGTTAAGCCAGTAACATTTTGGTAAGTAGCATTTATTGCCTTGTCTTTAATTGTAATTGTTGTTGTCATAATTTTCCTTTTTAATAATATGAGTCATAAACTTAATTAGTGGTTTATACTACCATTATACACAAAATATCAAACAAAACATGTGCGTACACGCACAACTTTGAGACGATATGTTAGATATAATATCCAAAAGAAACCCGCCGAAGCGGGTTTGGTAGTTTCTGTTACGAGGTATTTCCTACCCTAAGCTGAGTTTAGGCAGCTAATGCGAACTTTGAGTCGTTTGCGGTTACTTTGTTTTGCTTCTTCGACCGGGTCTCCCCAATCCTAACGGCTTCTACATTGCCGAGCTGTCCACTCTGTTACTCTTTGCCCAATCGATCCTGTGTCATCCCCACCTAAATATACTGCATACACTTAGGTGGAGATGGCGGGCACTGCCCCCGCGTCTTGAACTTATTTTACATCGCTTCATACAGCTATATTTTATCTTATTATAAGTTTTGTTCTTTAAAGTCTTTTAATATTTCGTTATAAGCATCGGAAGACGTTTTAGTTGATGGTATTCCTTTCTCTTGATCAACGTCTACAACATATCTTTTTGGCACACTTACTGAAAAAATGTACCGTTCTCCACTTAAATTAAGTACAGAATGCTGTTTACTTGTATTAAACAACATATAGGTATTTAGTTGATAGTCTGCTTCTAATATTTCGAACTGATTTGTCCATAATAAATTACCTTTAAAAAGAGTATGTGCGTTAGGTGTCCCTAATACCATATTAATAGCAGCAGGTCGATTAGCTCTATCATTATGCCACATATACCAAGAATTGGTATAATTTTTAAAAATTCTAAAACTAGACCATTCTAAATCTTTTAATTTTCTTAATACCGGGTCAGCATCTATTAAGTATTCGGGTATTTCAACTTGTTGAAAGGTTAGCCACTTTTCTAAGTGTTGAGGTCGCCAGTCTTTTATACTTCTAGCATAACTTAATAATTGATCCGATATTACACTTTTTGTTTTTAAGTTATAAAAATAGTCTTCGCTGTTCATAACTTAACTACATTTTGACAGTTAAGTCAATGTCTTCTTGTTGCTTTTGGACTTCTTTCATAGGACGAATAGGTTCCAACCAAGTATCCGGAATATAGGCCTTTGGAGTATCTCCGTACATATTACTCAATCCAAATTCTGTAGCTATCCACCAAAAGTGATCTGTGATAGCAGCCTTACAGGCAATTCCTCTAAACTGGAATTCTTCACCTTGCGTAAAATGTCCCACATACTCCTCTACCAACACAGTTTTACCTATGTTTGTAGGCCGGATGCTCATGATAATTTTGGCAAGGTCGCCTTGTTCACATTTCATTTTGTTTCATCAGTTTAGTGTGCAAGATCATATTTTCAGTGACCAGTTTAGTGATAGTGGCCAACATGATCAATCTATCTGCATCTGTGATCGTTTCTTTGTCAAACTGTTCTAGGATACTGGATCCGATCATTCGCATGGTCTGTTCTTGGCCTTTGGAAAATACTCCCCAGTCAAACGGATCTCCTTCTTCGTGAGCAAAGGCAATGTCTACAAGTTCATCGAGGGTTATTTTAGCCATGCTATTTTTTCTCCGGCAGCTTTTCTTCTATCATATTCTTCTGGTGTGCTGGGATATCTCCAGGCCCATACAGCCACAAGGGCCATAAAGATACCTGTATAGATAACACCACGTAACGGTACTGAACCAACACTCATTAAGATCAAACTTAATGACATCATACCAATCATAAGGTATTTCATTTTTTGTGGGAATACACGCTTCTCACTCCAGTTGCGTAAGAACGGACCAAACAGTTTGTGATTCATAATCCAGTTATGCATACGCTCTGAACTTCTTGCAAAACAAAAAGCACTTGCAACCACAAAAGGACTATAAGGAATGCCCGGAGTTATAACTCCTATGTATGCCATTATCAGGCAAAGACATCCTAGAACAAAAAAGAACGCTTTTTTTAATTTAATCATATTATTTAATTAGCAAATACGTTGCCTGAACCGCTAGCTGGATGTCCACAAGTGGCTGGATCCCCTGCTCGGCAAACTGCGATGCCGTTGGCAAATACATTACCGCTTCCTGCTGCCATCACAGGGCTTCTATGCGGGCCGCGGCCGTGTCCTGCAACAGCATCACCAATTCGTACTACCGGCTGACTATTAGCAAATACATTGCCGGATCCTTGTATAATGGCTCCGCCGGCTACGTCAGTTCCTGCATCTCTTGCTATACCTGGCATATTAGAAATCTTTAGGAATATTGTTTTTTATTCGTTCTGACAACCTAGTTGCCTCTGACAATGCGGCCTGTATTTGACTTGCAGAGGCAGACTCTGCAGAGTCTAAGATCTTTGCTTGCTCAATTAACAATTTATAGATTGAAATCATACTAAACACTTCATAAGGACCTATTACATGGATGCCAGGGCCTTCGCCTAGTTCTTTCATCTTCTTTTGATAAGTTTCGATTGCTGTTAGTTTAGTAGCAATAGTAGCAATGTTAGTGGCCATTGTTGTTGAATTAGTGGCCATTGTTGTTGAATTAGTGGCCATTATGCCAAGGCTTGCCGCCGAGGCAGTAGTGTCAACGTTGATATCAGCCAACTCTTCTCTAACTTGATTTAGATATGTTGATATGTTACCGTAAACACTGCCGTAATTATATGTAGGTGTAGATTCAGCAGCCGGTTCAGGCGCAATAAAATATCTACTCATAATAATGTTGCTCCGTCAACTCTAGCACTCCAGCCCGATGGTGAATAGATCCAAACCTTATCAGTAGCTTTTGCATAAACATCAGCAGCTACAAATGTAGTATTACTGGCTAATGAAAAGTTATAATACAAATATTCCCCGCCGGCAGGTGTTAATGGACAGATTGCTAATCTAAAAGTTCCTGTAGAACCTGTTTTGTTTACAATGTAGATATTAATTTTTGCATCGGCAGCAATAGCAGCACCTACTGCCGTGTCTGTATTTGCTGATGTAATAGAAACTGATTGTGATATTGCTGTTATTGCCATGTATATTCTCTAAACTAATATTTATGATAGTGCAATACCAGTGGTTGATTCAAGAAACTGTTTGGCAAACTGTGCGTCTGTTGCTTCAGCTACAGTAACCGTTGATTTTTGTAGTTTGATTTCGGTATCCGGGTTAACTGTAAACAGGTAGGGCATTAGCCCTGGACCTTTTGGCCCCATACCAATTACTTGCGGATTTTTTAGTTTATAATAAACTGCACCGTCTTCTACTAACTTGGCAACAATTTCTTCACCACTTGTGAGTTTAAGTGTGATCACTTCGCCTACTGATACGCCTTTATTAATTAACATATTATACCTTTTCTAAAAATGTTTTAAGTTCTGTAAATCCGCCAATAAGTTGTTCATCGACAAAAATTTGTGGTACTGTCCTAGCATCAGGTACAGCTTCTAATAGTTCTTCTCGAGTATAGCCGTCTCCGATTTTCTTTTCTTCAAACGCTATACCTCGTTGTTTTAACAATGCCTTTGCTTGATCGCAATAAGGGCAATGGTACTTTGACCATACTGTTGCTTTCATTCTATTTCCTTTAACTTGAATATATGACTCTGCCTTTTTTATCAAGAACTCTGACCAATATGGCACCTTTGGCTTTTTTAGCCAATGCCATAGAAATGGCCTGCGATTCAGTGCCAGCACCGCCTATAGAATTCCAAGATTCAAAAGGACTTTTACTTTTAAATTGTACCTTGTACATATATATATTCCTAGATGGCCGGTAGCTCATCGTAATCTAGGCTTTCTCCCATTATGCCAATAACATAATTTGTGCTTTCACTTTCTTGTAGTGCTGTTTGTTTCTTGCTAGTATCAGTGTGCTTATTAAACCAAGGGATTGGTGTTGACTTAGGCGCTGCCGCTTGATACTTGATACCAATTTGCTTTAATGCATCCACGGCAGTGTAGTCTACAAAATCACGCAGAATATTTGCGTTCAGTCCAATAACTGGTCCCATCTTGAACAAGTATGTGGCCCAATCTTTTTCTTCACGTATCACATCCATGTATAATTGATACACTTCTGCTTCGCATTCTTGTTTGGCTTCAACAAACCGTGTGTCCTCTTTGACCACTTGGTTGATCAAATAGGCAGTCCATCCTTTGTGTAGCAACTCGTCTTGTAGAATCAATTGAATAATATTGCCATTACCCATGAATATCTTATTCTCTACCATTGCTAAACTTGTGGCAAACGATACCATAAAGCGGAATGCCTCAAGAGCATAACTTGCGTGTAAGGCCATCCATATTGCTTTGACGTGTTCTTTCTCTGTAACTATCTCGCCTAGCTGTTTACGACAATTGATAACGTGAAGTGCTTCATAGTAGTTGCCTACACTGCTCGCCATGTCAATAATCTCTTTGGTATCGTGAATTGTGTTGAAAACATCTTTGGGTACATTGTAGATGTTGCGAATGATGTGACTGTAGCTCTTGCTGTGAATGTTAGTTTCAAAGAATGTCCAGTTATAGACAAGTGCTTCTAGTTCTGGCAGTGATACAACAGGCATAAAGATTTGGCTTGGCCCGCGGCCTTGTAAACTGTCCAATGCTGTTTGTCTTAGCAAGTTACTGGTAAAGATATGTTTGACAGCATCACTGGCATCTTTGAAGTCATTTGAATCTTTAGTAAGACTAATTTCTTCTGGTTGCCAGAAGAAGCCACGTGCTGTAGCTTCGAAGTCTGCAATCTTTTTATATTTTACTTCTTCAAAACGTTGAATAGTAACTGGACCTGCAGGGTCTAGAAACATCTTACGATTAAGATAGTCTGTTTTTGTGTTTAGGTTATATTGTTGTTTTGACATTTTAAATAATCCACGTGTGCTACAGCTCTCCAAAGATTTAACATTGGAGGTTCGCCAGCGGAAGGTTCCTTATAATTAATTCTAATCTCAACATCATTACTGTGGAGTTCAGCCATTAAAGAATTTATTGTTTCTACAGCTTCTTTAATGTTTTCTATTTGTTGTCCGATATTTTGTGTTGTCATAATTTACAGGCCTCGCAGTCCTCTTCTATTTCATATCCATTTACAGAACTTGTGTGTCCGTTTACTTGTACTGTTAATTGGTCTTCTTGCATTTTGCTTCCAGCCTTGTTGATTAGACTGTAGTAAAATGTCTTTAATCCCCAAACATGAGCTTGCATTAAATTTTTAGCAATCAATGTTGTGGGCACTTTACGTTCTAGAAAATGTGCAGGATTATAAAAAGTATTAGTTGAAATACTTTGATCAACGTAGGCAGCAATAACTGCCGCAGTTTTCAAATAACCATCACAGTCCTTTTGTTCCCACATCAGTTGATATTTATTTTTCAATCTGTTGTACTCCGGAACAACCTGCGTAAACGATCCTGCCTTTGATTCTTTAGTGCTGATCAAGCTCATTGGCATTTCAATGCCGTTAGTTGAATCAATTACCACTGAGCTAGATTCAACAGGTGCAACAGCCATCAGTGTGGCATTGCGAACACCGTGTTCTTTCATATTCGTACGTAGTGTTTCCCAATCAAGTTCAGGCGTAAAGTCTGCTAGTTCGTTGACTCCCTTAGCCCGTAGTTCCCAGGGAAACACACCTTGTCCGTAACGTGTTTTGGCACTCTCAGTACAAGGGCCGCGCTCTTTGGCCAGCTCCACTGTGGCTTCTGTTAGATAGTAGGCCTGATGTTCCATCCAGGTCTTGACTTCTGTCAGTGCATCCTTCTCACCATACTTTAAGCTACGCTTGGCGTGCCAGTAGGCTAGATTGGTAATACCAATGCCTAGTGGTTGTATCTCGTCGTTACTGAGTTTACTCTGTATCGACAAGAAGTCTTGATAATCAAGAATGTTACACAGGCTACGCTGTAGAATCCTGCAGGCTCTACGCATATCCTCTGGGTTCCGGAACGCTCCCCAGTTGATAGATCCCAGTGTACATAACGCTATGCGGCCATCCTCGTCGTCTAATCTCTTAAATGAACGGGTGGGTAATAGGATCTCACAACACAAGTTACTTTGATAAATCGTATGATACTCGGGATCAAATGGTCCTTGGTTCATTACATTATCAATGAATACTAGATATATTCGACCTGTGTCTGTGCGTTCTTTCAGTATACCACTCTTGAAAACTTCCTCGGCGCTCATTGTCTTGGTACGTAGGTCTTTGCGTTTTTCGTACTTGACATACAGCTCTTCAAAGCGTTCTGTGTTTTGATAGAAGGCTTCGTATAGGTCTGGTACTTCGTTGGGGTCAAAGAATGTTATTTGTTCCTTGTTTTTAAATCGTCTCCAGAAGAAAGCACTAAGCACAACCCCATAATCCATATGACGGACTCGGGTTTCTTCTGTTCCTTGGTTGTTCTTAAGGACAATAAGATCATCAAACTGATGATGCCAAATAGGATAAAAAACAGTAGCACTTGCATTACGAATACCTCCTTGACTGCAACTACGCAGGTCGCCGAACCACTTCTTCAAGAAAGGTATCATACCTGTGTGCATAATCTCACCACCTCTGATAGGACTGCCTAATGGACGTAAACGTCCGATTTCTAAACCAATGCCAGCACGTTTGCTAGCATACTTGGCCATCATTTCACCTGAAGCAAATATACTGTCCAAATCATCGTCACTGCGGATAAGTACGCAACTACTAAACTGTTTAGTAGGAGTCCCAAGACCAGCGAGAACAGGAGTAGCAAGAGTGAACAAACCATCACTGGCTGCTGTGTAGTATTCTTTGATGTAGCGCATTCTCGATGCGTTCGGTTCTTCTTTGTGAAATACAGTAGCGGCCGCGACCATGTATCTAATTTGTGGAGTTTCATAGGTTTCCTTTGTGGCACGATTCTTGACCAAATATTTTTCAATCAACTGCTCGATGGCAGCATATCCGTATTCTTCATCTTTGGAATGATCCAGCATGTCATTCATCTTGTTCCAATCTTCTTCGTTGTACCAAGTCAATAATTCAGCTGTATACAAACCGGTGGCCACATTAGTCTTTACGATTTCGTAAAGGTGGGGAGGTTCGTAGGCGCCATATACATCCTTACGCAACATCGATAGACGTTGCTTGCCTGCTACATATTGATAGTTAACATGACCAACATCAGGATTTGATTCTACATCGATCAAATCCACAATAGCTCTCAGTGTAATACCATCTATTTCTTGAGTAGTGATACCATCGTAAAAATGTGGTTGAGCTTTGATCTCAATCATGCTTTGACTGACATCGGCTATTCCTCTACATACCTTTGCAATCTGTGTCTGCCATTTTTCCAGTGTCAACTGTTCTTTTTGTCCATTACGTTTAATCACCGTTATTGTCATTGTGTTTCTCTACTTTATTCTTTGCGATCTGATATTTATTTGAGACTGCTATTTGTCCAAATGATGCTGGTTTCAACTTCGCTTAATTCAACAGTTGACAAAACACACCCGTATTCCAGGTTTAAAACGTGGTTGTCTACTACCAAAAAATATTTGCTGTACTTACTGGCTTCCTGTGTAGACATATGTATCTCAAATCGACTTGCCATAAACCGCTGTGTTAACTTTAAAGTATACAGCATTCCTAGGACAATAGCAAGCTCATCTAGTTTAGAATTTAAAACTAGATGCCAAGGATCCGGCCATTCGTCCGGAGTGTGGGGATTGAGATAGCTGTTGACAAATGGTGCTCGGCTCCAAAACTGGGTCACATCTTCCAGCGGAGTCAAACTGGTTTCTAGATTGTCACGAAACTGTCGCCATTTTATTAGTCTATCAGTGTCATGAAGATCAAACACCGTAGGTAATGCTGTATTCGATTGAACCAGTAGAACCAGAAATTAATGGGTTTTGATATTTAAGAAGTAACGTGTCATTATTCGGTCCAGCTGAATCATCGTAGTTGCTGTTGTTTTTTAGTTCTGCAAAAAATTCGAATCCTGTCATAACGATCCCTCCTCCCGAATAGGTATATGTATCTGAAATTTCTATATCAGTATTGAACGTGTTAATGACTATGACAATTTGGCCGGTTCTTACGTGCTGACCTAATCTCAAAGTATAATCAATATAAATGTAGTTGTTGTATGCGCTGAAAACAGCTAGTGGTCTAGGTGCGTCACTGAGATATATTTCACTGTAGTTTCTATCTACCAAACTGGCCGAACTGGCATTTTCAAATTCCACTCTAGTGTCAGCAGTGATCACACTGACAAATCCAGATTCTTGATGTCGATTGCTGGAACAGTTTACCAATGTGTTGCCAAAGGATTCACCGAATGACACTATACTGGTATATGGAGCAGATGCACTGTTGGTGTTGTTGCCGCAGTTGATAAATCTAGATCTTTGAAACTGAGTTCCTCTACCTTGAGTGCTAATGAATGCCTGATTGGCCACTTCTTCAAAATGACAGTCGTCGATGTGCCAAAGGTTGCCTTGTCCACTAACACCGCCAATGTATATTCCTGTGTCACAGACAAAAAATTCACAGTGTTTAAAATCCACTACCGAATCAAATATCACAGTCTGTTGGCATTCCACTGCCAATGGTGTTGAATACCATTTGCAGTCTTCAAACACCAACTTGTTGACTCTAGTACCGAACAAGTTATTTGCCCAGAATACCGAGGCATTTACATTGGCAGAACCATCTGTAAATTCCGCTAGTGTAGGTGTTACCGTTGTTAATGAAACAGAACTATCAGGTTTACTTCTTACTGTGAAATTAGATTGCACTGTAGCGGCCAATGTTGCATCTGACTTGGAACTAATTTTAATACTCCCACCTACAATCGTAGCTTCAAAGTTTGCAGTAAATGTGGCATCAGCATTGAGTGTGCCCACTGCTATGCCCAGAGTGTTGGCAAAAGTACTGGTAAAAAATGTGTCAATAGTTAAACTAACACCACTGCCCGATACTTGAATTTGACCGCCAGCGCCAGACACTGTAGGTATACTGTACAAACAACTGGCATTTTCCGGTACAAACACAGCATCACCTAGCACATATCCAGACCGCCATTTCACGCCCTTGAATGTACAAGCTTCTGAATTAGTAATAACTGTTTGTCCATCGTTATGATCAATGGTTAAATTTTCTATCACAATGCCCTGCGGCCTTCCAGAAATATCTTGGAAGATAATATTGTTATCCCCAATTTCTAGAACAGTTTCTTGTGAATTTTCTCCTTTGATCAACACATTGCTAGGTATAATTAGATCATCGAGAAACAGATAGACGCCGTTTGGCACCGCCAATACTTTTTTAAATTTATCGTTAGAGTTTTTAAACAGATCATTAATAGCAGTGGTAAATGCTAGGGTGCTGTCAGTTGAGCCATCAGGCACCGCACCAAAATCTACCACACTGACCTGTATCTCATCTAGTTTAGACTGCAATCCACGAGGAATACTAAAAGTAATTGAATTATCATCGGCAGCAAATCTATAGCTAGCGGCCAATTCTAAAATGTTATCGTGTTCTGTAAGAATCTTGGTGTTGCCTACCGCCGGTGCACCTTCAGCTACACTGCCGTTGCCTATAAACAGTTCTTGACTGTCAACAGCCCAAGCAAATTCAGCAGAACTCAGTTGTGGAACACCAATTCCTGAATTTTTTTGGCCTCTTCTGACCTGGATTTTTGATATCTGAACAACAGCCATAGTAATAAATTCCCGTTATGGAATATTTATCTTCCTAGACTATAGTATTCCTCTACCTTTGTGAGCCAAGCATCCTGCCACTTGTTAAAGTCTTTAGGTTCTAGTGTAAACTGTTGATATTGAAAGTCTCTTGAGCACATAAAAATAACACCCTTTTTAATGTCTGTGCCATAGACTTCATTATGTGCTAATATATAGGCCATCAGCTGTAGATAGTAATCTTCTACCCACTCTGCTTTCTTGGGCTTGTTGGTCTGCTTGTAATCGCACACTGCGGGCTCATCATCGTGTACTGCAACTAGATCAGTTGTACCAGAAAACAAACCCGGAAAGTATAGACTCTGTTCCATGGCCCATACTTCGGATACTTTTGATAATCCGTTTTCAATAATAACATCGGCCATCTTATTAGCTTGTACGTGTACAGGATTGTTTCCAGGTTGTCGTTGTATGCCAGCAATAAAACGTTCTAGGTTGGCGTGCATGGCTGTGCCTACTCCAGCAGCTTCTGTGGTAATCTGTTGTGCTTTTTCAACACCTACTCGTTTCTTCCATTCGTTCAAATGAGTCATATCCTTAGTGGCACTAAGAATTGTAGTCACTGAGGGTAGACTTTCTCCGTCGGGAGTTTGGTAGACACGTTTACGTGTTACGGGGTCGTTGATTTGAACACAATTTTTATATTGGAAACGTTCAACAAAGGGTGGTGGGTTGATAATCATATACTGTATATATTACAGTAAAGATATTATGTTGTCAAGCCTGGGTGGCTAATTGTTGTGGGGCAGCACTGGCTGCAATTTTATCTACTTCCGCCTGACTGTCTTTGGTGCCGTCTGGTTTTTGTTTTTCGCTGCCGGCGCCTGGCACTTTGAGCTCAACACCCTCATCGTTGAAATTTGAAACCATTGCCTGTAGTGCCGGGCTAGAATCGTACATTGCTTTAAATGTTTCGTAGTCTGCGGTTAACTCAAATCCACTTGTGGCTAGCACTTTATTTAGACCATTCCAATTTAATTTCGAAGGAGCTTTTTGACTGGCAGCTCGACCAATATAGTTGCGGAGAACTATAACGAATCGATCAATCTCTATACCGGAGTTTCCGCCAAATTCAAAAAATCTCATTTTAGTGTACCTAATTCTTTTTGCAGTTCTTGAATCTGCTTTTGCATTTCTTTGATCTGCTCTTGAATGGCTTTCTTTCGGTCAGCCATCTGTTTGATCTGAGCGGCCTGCTGTTTGGCCATTGCTTGCGGATCCATTGCAGGAGCTGGTGGCTGACCTGGTGGTTGACCGGCGGCTGGAGGCTTTGATCCTGCGGCTCCGGCTGCAAATGTTCCCAACGGAGACGGTTTAGCGCCTGGGGCTGCTGCGCCAGGCATAGGAGGTGTTAACTCGCTTAGTCGAAAACCGCTGGTGAATTCTTGAAGTTTCATCCTGCCAATACTCCAATCAAATTTATATTTTTCATTTATTATCCTTTGTATTATGGTAGAGGATATACCCAATTGTTTGAATCAAGATGTGGAAAATCGACATCGGGAATATCCTTTCCTAAGAAGCCGCAAAGTTTCTCCCAACCGTCGCCGCCACTATCACAGATTTTCATTTGTAAAAATCTAGGATTGTTTTTAAAAAATTTAGGTATCTGCTGATTATGTACCCAATAATTCTGCATATCTTTCATTCTTAGTCCCAGTTCTTTTGCAGGCATGTCTTGGCCAATATTAGTGTTTACTAGCTGGACTTGTTCAGGTCCTGCATTGATGTATACAGGTTCTCCGTTTCTCCATCTTTGTTGACTTAATCTTAAGGCACTTTTGAACCAAGGAATGCGTTCTCTATAAGTGAAAATAAATTTACTCTCGGGATACATTTCATACAGCGTTTGATAATAACACACGCCGTTAAAATCAAGAAACCCCTGCCATTCTTCATCGTAGGGATAAAATAATCTTCTGTTAGATTTTATATTTTCTGGAATAACATCAGTTTCAAACTTTTTATAGTCAGGACCAGGCCCTTCCCAATGAAGAGATGGTATTCCTAAAATATTTAAGGCTTCGCATAGGGAAGTACTGCCTGCACGAATTATACCTAGTTGAAATACATATGTTCCTGTCATACTATTCTGAATTTATAAAAGGTTTATCCTGCCAATGCTCTCATCAAACGATTCTGATGGTTAATGCTTTCGCGCATCTCACGACCTGCTTCTTCTGCACCACCTGCGGCTGGCTCAGCAGCAGCAAATTCGTCACCTGCTGGTTCTTCAGCACCCATTTCTGGATTCATGGCATCGGGTTCAGCTGCCATGTCAGCTGCTGGCTCACCGCCTAACATATTGACAGGTTGCTCTTCACCAGTTAGTGTACGTACTCCAGTGGCTAATGCTTCGCGTGTGGACTTAAGATTTTCTAATGCTGCTTGGATTGCTGGAGCAACAGCTTCGATAAATCCTTTGGCCTGCTCTTGTCCCATTTCGTCACGGATAGAATCGCCTAACTGTAATAGAGTGTCGTTCTCCATACCAGAAAGTTCTTCAATCCAACGGCCAACCCTGTCAACCATTGTCTTTGCTGTGACAATCGCAGACGCTTGCTGGATTTCACCTT